ACGTAATATGCACTCATTTTTAGTGGCCCTCTAACGTATATCGACTCTGTGTCTTTATGTGGTGAGCCTGTAAACTTTTGTCGTGCTGTTATTTCTGTCCATAACTCAGGCTTGGCATCCAATAATTCAAGCAATGGTTTTACATCTAGACCTTTTGCTATACGAACAAAGTTAGATTCTTGTGTATGGGTCATAATCTTTCTTTTGTGTAGCCACTTTACGTCTTTTAATGTATATATCTTCCATTTCTTTCTTAGCTACTGGCAATGCAAAAGTTAATGCTAGTGCATCCGCTAAATCTGGTGACCCTGCTCCCTGCAATCTCTTCTTTATTTGATCTTTACTTTCCAATACTCGTCTACCTACATTGTCGTACCAGTAAATTGGTGTTGCTAATTCTTGTTTAAGGGCTATGTCGTTTGGTATTGCACCACCTTCTTCAATCCATTGTTTCATTAGCCACCACATCTCACTTCTACGGTTAATGTACTGCTCTGGTTTCATTGCTTTGCCACCAAAAGGTATTTCGATTACGTCATACGATAGTTGCCTTAGTCTGTCGATTACACCACTACCTGCACCTGCGTCACAGAACACAGCATCAGGGTTATGTTCCTCGATTAAATTGGCTACTCTGGCTGCTAATTCCATGTTATCTATACCTCGATATACAACAGGCTTAAATGCTTGCTTACCTTGCCGTCTAAACACTACAGATCGGTCATCTCCAAACCTTGCAGGGTCAATTCCAAGGATTACTGGAAACAACTTCACATGGTCTGCCTGGTATATTCTTTTTGCTGCGTCTTCTGTATCTGCCAATGCGATCAACTGGTCATCTCCTTGGGCTGAAAAGTCACATAAATACTCACGAGCAAAACTAGTCTCACTCATATCACGCTGCAACCTTTTTACTTCGTCTGGGTGTAGCGAATCAGTATCGAATACCGTGTACCTTGCTGCTGTCCAATCGTCCTCGTCTATGGCTTTGTAATACAACTCACTAAATAAATTTATGCCCTGCGGAGTACCTATAAACAATGACCAGCCTAATCTGTCTGACAACGCTGGCTGGACTATGTCTGACCATAGCTCGTTTTTTATTTGAGCTACCTCATCTATCACACAACCATCGAGTCGCATTCCTCGGAGCGCATCTGGATTATCGCCCCCAAACAATCTAATGATTGCTCCGTTATGTTTAAACCTTATTGACAATTCACCCTCGTTGATGTCGATTACAGAGGTTCTACGCAATGGTTCTATCTTCTGTTTTAGTCTTGCCCATGCAATTGCTTTTGCCTGTCTCAGGAACGGTGCAACATAGACAAACATAGCCAGTTCTTTGTCTGTCTTCATGGCCTTATCAATTAGCTCCATAATGGCCAGTTCTGTCTTGCCAGACCGCCTGTGCAATGCGTAAACGCTAAACCTTTGTTTCTTTATATGGCATTCTCTCTGCCAAGTCCGAGGTGTGTAATCTAGTTTGATCAACGGTTGTCTCACACCTGTGGAACACCTGTTGAAATAGTCAGACTAATATCTCCTTTTGCTTCTACTCCTACCCTCTCTCCATACTTTTTAGGATTCCATTTGGCCAACAATTTCAACCTTGCTTCTACCCTGTTCTTCTGCATTTGTACCGCTGCTGGATCTAGCCTTGTATTGCCCTCAGAACCGCACAAAGGAGGTGGAGAATCTATTATCTCCAGGCACTCCTCCGCTATTGCGTCTGCCCCCATATCTCGTGCGTGTGCGAAGCGTGCGATAAAGTCTCCATTATCTTTTTCCAACCAGTTATAAATAGTTCTCCAATTTGGTTTATTTTTCTGTCTGCAATAAGACCTCAAAGTATTACCATGAGCAATCCATTCAATTATTTCATCAACAATTTTTGGATCAGGTTTAGTAGAAGGTCTACCTAACTTGGATTGTTTTGTAGCGAGTTGCATAGGAAACACGTTTTTCGTAACGACAGATCTGAGCTATGTAACCACGAGAGATACCAAACATCATGGATAGACATCCGTATCCAATACCATAATCTTCGTGTAGCTCTCGCAATGCATCCACTATCACCTGAGTTATCTGAGGATTATGATTTGGATGATCTTCAGCGACTCGATGACCAGTATCAGAAACACCAACAACAATTGTTTTAGGTTTAACTGCTGCAAGTGTCATATTGAAATTATATAAAATTATTCAAAATATATATTATAATTAGCAATTTAACAATATGTAGAATAGTTTTAATTAACTATAAAAATTTTTTTTATGAAATATCAAATTATTGATAATTATTTTTCAGCAGAATTTTTTAACAAATTAAGAAATAAAGTAACTGCTAATAATTTTCAATGGCAATTTGCAGCAACAATAAACGATAACCAAACAAACATAGAAGATTCATATTTTACACAAGTTATTTATCAAGATCATGTGCCAATAACATTTTTATGGGATGAGATAAAATATATACTTGATAATCATTTAAACGCAATAGGATTATTAAGAGCAAAAGCAAATTTATATTTACAAGGAAAAGAATTAATAGAGCATGACCAACATAGAGACTATCCAATACCACATAAAGGAGCAATTATATATTTAAATACTTGTGATGGTTTTACAAGATTAGAAGACGGTACAAAAGTAGAAAGTGTACAAAACAGAATATTATTGTTTGATGCAAGCACATTACATAACTCAACAAATACTACAAATGCAAAAGGAAGATTCAACATAAATATAAATTATTTCTAATTGCTTGACTTATGTAGCCATATGTGCCACACTATAAATATCGGTTGTCTACCGATTGTTTCACTAACTAATTTTTATTAACTACAAACAATGGAACGCATTACAAACAAAGATATTGAGTATCAACTAAAGATACTTAATGAAAAATCTAATAATCCTATAAATGTTTGGCCTTACAAAGACAACATAGGAAATATCCATACTTCTGGTTGGAATGGATATACAAATATACACCGCACAGTAAATGAAAATGGAGGTGTTACTGCACTTGCAAGAGGCTTAACAAAGCGTGAGGCATACAACTGGATTAAAGCATCAATTAAAGGCATCGAACTAATGGAGGAATCTAATGCTTAAAACTATGGTTAAACCTATGACTTTTGCACTATTACCCTATTTACTTTTATTCCTAATTCTTATTTGACATGACCATTCAAAATCCACAACAAGCATACTATCAAGCATTAGTATTAGCTTTAACTACAGAAGATAAAGCATTACAAAAAGAATGCGAAAGCATGGCTACTTCATTTGCTACACAAATTACTAAAGACCAACAAAAAGCGTGTAGAGACAAAATTGAATCTATCCTTGGAGGTACAAAGTAATGAACAATCCAAAACTAACAGCAAAAGAAAAAGATGTACTTGATCGGGCTATGCGTTGGTGCATCAAATCCAAATGGATTACCACACATACCAATTATCAAGACAAAGCAGCGTTTAACCGCATACATGACAAACTTGTTGAACCACGCAATTAAAAAGATGAGGGTGTAACAACCCTCTTTTTTTTTGCCTAATTACTTGATTAAATGTTGTAATTTAGGCTACAATGCAAATATGAAATCAACTACAAAAACCCCATTACAAGTCGTAATAGAAGAATTCGGTGGTGTTCGTGCTTTAGGTAGAGCTATTTCAAAAGATCCCTCTGCAATTTCTAAATGGGCTAGAAGACATGGATGCATCCCTGCAACAGAACAAAAAAAAGTATTAGAAAGAGCATGGGATAGAGGTATACAGTTATCAGCACACGATCTTATTTTTGGTAAAGAATGAATTGTTATTGGTGCGATACTGATTTAATACCTAGTGGAGACATAGACATTGATGAGTCAATGCCACAGTATCCTGAGTATTCAGTACTAACTAATTTATCTTGCCCCAGGTGCTTTTCTGAAGTAGAAGTACTTAAAAAACGAGATGCTTTCGATTAATTAATATTTGACAGGTGTAGCCATATATGCTACATTGGATTACGAAGGTGTTATACCTTCAATTGTTGTTTACTAATTTCTATTAACAAACACATGGCTATTACAGCACAAGAAAAAGATTACTTACAAAACAGTAAGACATCGCATCCAACAGGATTGCATTACATGAGGAGAAATCCTCATCCTAAAAAGGAAGACCACGGTGATTGTGCAGTTAGAGCTATTGCTTTAGCTACCGAAACCGAATACTGGTTAGTCAAGCATTATGCTGATGACGCAGTAGTACAAAGACATGACGGTGATGAGCCTGTATGGGGCTACAAAAAATACCAGACTTCTTACGGTGGTATGACTCGTCAAGAAATGTCTTCTACTATTAACGACATGGCAAAATCTAATCGCAAGTTATACGATTGGATTTACGTTCCATACAATACTGTCTTTCACAAAGATAATTTGCCTGACGTATGCATAGCTGACCAAGACAGACACGTTGTATGCGTTAAGCATGGTGCTATCTGGGATAGTTGGGATTCCAGAGGTAAAACCAGAAAACTAAAAAAAGTTATCGGTGTTTGGTGTCACCAAGATGAGTGGACAAAGTTTTTTAATAAGCACAATCGTGACTTGATAAAAGCAGGTGTGTGCAAATGACAGATACCCAGAAACTGGAAAGGTTGGCCTACTTGGCCAATCTTCCTTACGCTTTACACACTTTAGAGGATTGGGAAGAAGAACTCAGACTCGAATGTGAATTGCAAGACCACCCTCAGTACAAATCTTTTTTAGACCAATGACCACATTTATTGTTTGGGTGTGTTTAGTCACACTCATTTATATCTTTCTTAAAAACACAATCAACCATTATTGACATGAAAAAAATTAAAAAATTTAATCCAAACAAAACTGTCACTTCTCAATTATCTGATAAAGCAATTCATAAAATTTTAAAAACACTTTCATCAGAACTAAATGGGATTGAAAATTTAGAACTTTATATAGGACTAGAGAAATGAGAAAAATTACTATCGAACTTTATGCCAATAGCGAGTATGCATTGCGTGAAAGATTATTAGAAATTGATCGTGCAATTAGTCATACTGTTTGGCCTTCATGCTCTTACACTAAAAAAGTACGTTCTTTAAAAGAATCTGGTTGCATTGAAGAAGAAAAGCAGTATCAACTTTCTGATTACGAATATGAGAAAGAAGATCCTACATGGAAATACGGTGGCAATGAAGCAGTTGTTGCCAAGTGGCAAATGCAAATTGTGCCAGACCAGGACTATGTTGACTTTCAAAAGTCAGAGGAGCTATGAGTAATACAACATCGCAATGTGCCAAGATTCTTTGGCACTTACAAAACATTGGGCCACTTACACATAAGCAAGCAGAACCATTGTTTAATTGTTCACGACTAGCTGCCAGAGTTAATGATCTTCGGGAAGCAGGTCACAACATAGAAACTAAAATGATCAGACTCAGAAGCGGTAAAAAAGTTGCTGAGTATTCAATACCAAAAATTGAAAAACAAGGAGAATTATTTTAATGACCGTAAAAGAAATTCCAATAACCAACAAACAAGATTGGTTAGAAAACAGATTACTTGATGTAACTTCTACAGAAGTATCAGCATTGTTTGATGTCAATCCATACCAAACAGAGTTTGAATTGTACAACCAAAAAAAAGATAAGGTTGTTGTCAACTTGGAAGATTCAGAACGTATGGCATGGGGTCGCAAACTTGAAGACAGCATTGCTCTTGGTTGTGCTGAATCACAAGGATGGAAGGTTGAGCAATTTGATGTATACATGAGCGATACAGAGACTAGAATGGGTAGCTCGTTTGATTACAAGATTACAAGTACTGACGAGTTAGGCATTATGGAAGTCAAGAATGTTGACTCAATGGTTTATCGCACGAAGTGGATTGACGATGGCAATGGCCATATCGAAGCACCACCTCACATTGAGATGCAACTACAACACCAGCTTCATGTTGCAAATATTAGTTGGGGATGTATTGCTGCCCTGGTGGGTGGCAACACTTCAAAGTTAATTGTTAGAGCAAGAAACAAAGAAGTTGGTGAGATGCTCGAATCGAAAGTAAAAGAGTTTTGGGAAAGAGTTAAGTCAGGTACACCACCTGAGATTGATTATTTAAGAAATTCTGATTACATCATTAAAAGTTTATGCAATCAGGCAGACGCAGGTGTAATTCTTGCAGCAGATGAAAACATGGACAAATTAGTTGATGATTATTATGCCATTAACAAAGAGTACGTTTCACTTGGCAAAACAAAAGATTCTATAAAGGCACAAATTCTAGAAAAAAGTCAGGGTGCATCTAAAATTGTTTCTAAATACGGAACAATAAATTGTGGCATGAGTAAAGCTAGTCAGGGTAAATACATTACTCAAGAAATGGTTGGTACTTACATCAACCCACGCAAAGCTTTTCGCCAATTCAAATTTAATCAACCAAAAGGAGTTTAACAATGACCTCAATCACACCACTTGTAGCCATGCAGGGAACACTAGAAAAAATGGCAGACAAATTTAAAGAAGCATTGCCATCAACAATGGACGAATGGAAATTTATTAGCGTTGCAAAGTTGACGCTAAATAAAAATCCTAAATTAGTACAAGCAGACAAAAACAGTTTGATGCAAACTTTTATGAGGGCAGCACAAGACGGTTTGTACTTGGATGGCAAAGAAGCAGCAGCAGTTCAGTATGGCAACTCAGTTCAATACATACCAATGGTCGAAGGCATCATCAAGGTATTACACAATAGTGGATTAATAAAAACTTTATGTGCTGAAGTTGTATACGAAAATGATTTATTTGATTATGAGCTAGGCACAAATCAACACATAACACATAAGCCATTAATTACTGGTGATAGGGGTAAACCTGTATGTGTGTATGCAATTGCAGTAACAAGTAATGATGGTCAATACATAGAGATTATGAACATGGCAGAAATAGAAAAATGCCGTCAGGTTTCAAAAGCTAGTTCATCACCTCATAGTCCCTGGGCAAAATGGTTTGACCAGATGGCTAAAAAAACTGTTATTCATCGTATTGCAAAACGACTACCAAAAAACGATGCAATTAGTTCTGTTGTCAGAATAGATGAGGATACTGAATTTAAACAAGCAGTAAACGTAACTCCTACTCCTGACAAACAAGAGCAGCCATTGTCTAGACTTAAGGAAGCTATGGGTATGGCTAAAGAAGAAGTAGATCAGGCAGCCGATAACGTAATCAACAACTACCGCAAGGAGGAGTAATGCATTACTTCTCTTTTCACATTAGTGATTACATGAGCCACACAGCACACCTCACACCAATTGAGGACATTGCATACATTAGATGCATGATGATCTATTACCTGCATGAAAAACCATTACTGGAGGATATAGGAGAAGTGGCTCGTGAAATTAGAATGCCTGACAATATACCCGAAGTAACTTATGTGTTAAATAAATATTTTACACATGATGTTGGTAAAGGATGGACACTTGCAAGAGCAGATGAAGAGATACAGAAATATAAAAACAAATTGGCAGCTTCTTCCAAGGGTGGTAAGAGTGCAGCGTTAGTGAACCGCAAGTCCACCACTAGTGGACTACTGCCAACCAATAACCATAAACCATTAACCAATAACCATAAACCAAAAGATACGCTAAAGCGTCCACGCAATGTTTCTAAAAAAACATGGGATGATTTTTTAATTCATAGAAAAAATTTAAAAGCACCATTAACAGAAACTGCTTTTAAAGGTATAAAAAATGAGGTTGACAAAACTAAAATAAGCTTGGAAGATGCGTTAGTTATGTGTCAGGCAAGAGGATGGAGAAGTTTTAAAAGCGATTGGATAAGTAAAAAAAATAATGAACCTTTAGTATCTATTATTCATTATGAAGAAGGGGTACAAAAGATATGAGTTTAGAAAAAATAAAAGTTGTTAGACCAACAAAAGAAAAGCATTGCTTCAAACATGGTTATTACTTATCAACAAATTACATTGGTGATTATTGGACAGAATGTCCAGAATGTATGACAGCTAAAAAAAAGGAGATAGAAAAGCAAGAACAATTAAAATACATTGCACTTGCAAAAGAACGTGAGCAGCGTAGATGGATGTCAAAAATAAAAGGTGCAGCTATTCCAGAACGATTTAAAGATCGGACATTAGATAGCTATGTAGCAAAGACAAGTGGTCAACAGAAGGCATTAGCTTTTGCAAAAGAGTATGCAGAAAACTTTGACCAAGTAATAAAAACAGGACGTTCTGCAATCTTTGTTGGCAAAGTGGGTACAGGTAAAACTCATTTGGCAGTAGGCATTGCGTTGAGCATTATGCAACAACAACGGTCACCAGTATTTGTCACCGTACAACGTCTAATCAGAAGAGTAAAAGATAGTTGGAGAACTAAAGAAGAAACAGAAAGCGAAGTTATAAATGCATTCGCATCACCTGATCTACTTATACTTGATGAGGTTGGTGTACAGTTTGGGTCAGAGTTTGAAAAGCAAATATTATTTGATGTTTTAAATGAGCGTTATGAAAAACTAAAGCCATCTATTTTATTATCAAATATTCCTAGCGAACAATTGTCAGATTACCTTGGTGAACGTGTAACCGATAGGTTGCGTGAAAACGGAGGTGCATTAATTGGTTTTAACTGGGATAGCTATAGGAGAAATAGTTAATATGGGTTATTTATATTCAACAATGAGTCCTTTTTACAACACAAGGACTATATCTTTTTCTACCGCTAGTACAAATATGTTTCCTACAGCAACTGGAGTAGTTTACGATAATAATGCTTTTGACAATTTACCAGGGGATGAAAAACATTATCTTATTTCTTCGTCTGAATTAAAACAATTAGGAATATGTGTTGATGAAAGATGCATTGCTATTCATGGAAGAACAGCAGCTACATTTTATAAAGAACAAAAGCATAAAAAAACATTTGATTATGAAAAAGAAATTGGTCACGTTTATTTTTTTAAAAGTGCTAACAGCTATAAGGTAGGTAGTTCATGTAAAAGAAATATAAAAAACAGAGTAAGGTCACAATGCCCAGATGAAGTGTTAGCTGTAAGTAAAGCAAGAGGTGATTACAGAGATTTAGAAAAGAAAATACATAGAATGTTTGCAAAACATCGTGTAGGTAGGTATGAAATATTTAATGATCTAACAGAAAAAGATGTGAAAAAAATAAAACAATTGCTAGGAAATACAATAGCAGTAAAAATAAAACTAAGAGGTGAGAAATGACAACAGAACAAAAAATTGCAGCAGCGACAGCACGCATTCGTGAATTAAAATTATTAATTAAACTATGGAGGAAACCTTAATGACAAAAGAAAACGAATTGCACACAGGTGACTTGTGGTTTAATCCAAACGAACCAGAAAAGTTATGTGTATTTAAAAATAACCAATGGGAAAAAATACCAGACGATCAAATGCAATGGTCAGACAGACAAAAAAATATTATGCAAATTGCAAATTACAAGCAGCAATTGGCAGAGTTAGAAACACAATTTTGGTTTCACGATTTGCCAACAAAAGAATATATGGTTAGGTTTGATGCAATTAAAAAACGCATTAACGAGTTAGAGCAAGAAGATGATTGAAATAGTATTAGGTTGGCCACCATCTGATCTATCGCCAAACAAAAGATTGCATTGGGCAAAGCTGGCAGCAGCAAAAAAACAATACAGAAAAGATTGTTTTAGCGTATCTAAAGAACAATTAAAAAAATATCGTGGAGTATATGACAACATACCAGAAAAATTAGTTTTAGAAATGACATTTATACCACCAGACAAACGTAGTTATGACCGTGACAACTTAGTTGCTAGAATGAAAGCAGGTATTGACGGACTTGCTGACGCATTACGCATCAACGATAAACGCTTCAATACCGTTATATCAACCATGGACTCAGACTACCTTGGTGGCTTTGTCCGCATACGCATACTACAGGAAATTCCTTATGGCACGAAAAATCAAAAACTTATCCGTCAAGACACGAGAATACAAAGATAAAGATGGCAATGCAAAAGCAAACTGGCAAAACATTGGAGTCATTATGGAGAATGACCAAGGCAAACAATTTATCCTTATTGATAGATGGGTAAATTTAGCAGGGTTGCCTGACTTTAGTGACAAACCAAATCCATCAGCAGTAATGGTATCTATTTTTGATGCAGATAATAATTACCAACCTGGAAAACCTGCACCAAGTACACCAACATATAAAGGCAATGATAATTCAGACAGTTGGAATAGCTTACCTAAAGTACCAGAAGTAGACGAGATACCATTTTAAATAGAATACCCCAGAGTGAGCAGACCAGAGAACACTCTGAGGTATCGGCTCTAGTGTTGGGGTAGAGAACTAGAACCTACCAAGCCACCGCTACTGCTTACTTCTTTGGTGGCTTGGGTTTACCATATTTTTTACCAGGCATAATAATCTCCTTTTTTAATAATTATGGAAGAATTTTTTTATTTTGTCCATAGTATTTAATTCATCTGCTCTATGTTTTTTATTTAATGCAGCTTCTAGTTCTATAATTCTTCCTAACAAACTTGCAAGAAATACATCTTGTTTCATTTGATGTCTAATTAAATGCGTGCAATATTTTTTTACACCAACGTAATCATCGCTTTTTAAAACTTCTCTAATACGCATTTCGACAGACAACTGCAATTCTACAGGTGGCTCTTCTATTTCGATGTTGAGAAATTTATCTTTAGCCATTAGTTTAATTTGGGAAACAAATTCTGCTCAAGCAGATCGACTAACTTATCGTCCACGGTATTCGAGGTCTGCTTTACGAAGGCACGACAAAGGTCAACCACTAATCGCTTACAACCTGTCGTAGAAAGAAAGCGTAATAGTATAGGCTTTAGTATTTTGTACATAGTTTGTTTGTTTTTCCAAACATAGCACACGTTATTGTATTTTGCCTTCTATTCTGCTAACCGCTTCTGATAACTTGTTTAGTCTGTAGTATATGTCTCGTATGTCTCGTTCTCTACGACTACTCATGTTAGATATAACCATAACTAAAGCAGTAGCTGCTGCTCCCACTAATGCACCATATATCTCAGGCATTTGCGTAAATAGGTAATTATGTATAGTATGACTAATAAATCCTAATTATGGCAGAGGAACAAGAAGAAAAAGAAGGCACGGATTGGGGAGAAATCTTTGGTCATGCTGTCCGATTTATGATTCTTTGTTGGTCGCTTGCAATGATGACTCTTGGATACATGGACAAGATTCGCAACGATGGAGCGTTTTTAGCTGGCCTGACTAGTGGGGTCTTAGGTAGCTATGGTATCTCTGTTAACAAAAAGAAACCTGTAAACGCTGCTAAAGTAAATGACACTAAGGTAAATACACAATGAAAAAACTACTAGCACTACTATTATTGTTTAGTCCTTCTGTAGCACTAGCAGACATTACGCAAAAATTTACGACATCTGCCCAGATTACGGTAGATATGCCGTACTCTGTTACAAATAAATTAGGCACGACATATTCAATATCAGGTAATAACATAACTCCATCTGTAACTGTAGGAGACACTACAACATCAGGAAAAATTGGTGGGATTAATCTTGGCAGTTTAAGTAGTGGTGTACCTGCAATGATACAAACTGATAAATCAATCACCACAGCAGGGAGTGCATTTTCGCTGACGGAAGCTGTAACAATGGGTGATTCTCAACCTAGTGCGATCACTCCATCGTCAGGCATAGCAGCACTACCACACCTTGGTGGGCAAACAACTATAGGATCGGGGGGTACTTTGGGATCAGGTTCTATGACCTCTTTATCATCAGGTGTTCACACTTGTAGTGGTGCATTCGGATCAGGTTCTAGTTGCATAGGTTCAACAACAGTAACCATTACCATTGACTAAACTTTGGCTGCTATTAATAATATTATTTCCTGTCAAAACCCTTGCAAACCCAGTAGTACCTACGTTCCGAACAGGAAGTTCAAGCACAAATTCCCAAACCCAAAGTGTTATAACGGAATCGGTGGTATCTCATCAGTTCCGTACAGGGTATTCTCTAAGCGTATCAGGCACGAACATAGAAAGTGCAGATGTTAATGGCTATATTAACTCAATACCTACAGCAGAAGCTGAACAAACAGTTAATGGGATTAACTTTTCATATACAAGTCCTACGTTGGAAGGTGTGCCTAGATGGAAAATAGTAAACGCAGGTCAGCCTTTCAGTTTAGTCGAATCAGTAATTTCTCCTGGACTAGATACTATAACCACAATAAATCGGGTAATAAATACAACCACAACTACAACTGTAGAAACTACATTTGGGCAATAGCCTTATTATTAATTCCTGTAAAGCCAGTTATAGCTTCGACTACCGTGGCCTCGCCATCCAGTAACGCCCAGGGAACGGTAAATAACAATGCCACCATGATAGCTCCTCAAGCAAATCCACAATTTAGGATGTCGCAGGGTATTGTTTGCAGTTCTCCTAGTCTTACTATTACTCCATTTCTTACAGACTCATGGTCATTTAATCGACCTAAAGAATACGTTACAAGACAAAATATATACGATGAAGATACAGGTGAAATAAAATATGTACAAGAAACACCAAGGTTTGAGAAGGACAATTATAATTTAAATTATGGAATTTCGGCTCAAATAAGCATACCATTGGGAAAAGCCCCTGCTCTTTGCCACTCAGCAACTGAGATAAATATAAAAAATCAGGAGTTGTTGTATAAGAAAACTGAACTAGAGGTCGCTTTGTTTCGGCTAAAAGTATGTGGTGAACAAGCTAAACTCGGTGTTCAATTCACAGGTAAGTTTGCAACGATATGCGAAGGCATTGCAGTTACTGTTCCTCCTGGCCAGGTGATTCCTCACTCTCATTCTTTGAAACCTTAGATTTAGTTAGACGTTTACCAATATTTTTTATTGCAGCTTTTGCTGCCCCCTGTATTAAGGGTACAAGAGCCGCAGAGCCACCAGCGACCAAACCAATAACAGTAGTGCTAATAAGTACTTCGGGAGTACCAATAAGACTTTCTCTGAATGGTACGTCTTCCCAGATCGGGTCACAAGAGCCATCTATACTTCTTTCCCATTTTACCAATCTTTCAATTTTTTTATCATTTCTGTAATCTCCTTGCCTAAATGGTGCGTCCTTTGGAGGGCAGGGTTTGTATTCTTCTTCTTTTTTTTCATTGTTTGTTGTCTCAGTTTTAGGTGGTTCACTAGTTGGCATCTCACTTTCATTAGCAAGATTAGGCATCTCTTCTGTAATTGTTAATTGATCTGGTACATAGTTCAATGGGTTAAAACTAGGGTATGGACAATTACTAATCACACCATTAGGATCTTCTATTATTAAATTTCTATTGCCTGTATTTTTTGTATCTCTGTGGTAGTAAGTGCAGCCTATAATTTGTACATTAGAATGCCCATAGTCAGGCACATAGGTATATGGGATATGAACATCAGGTATATGTATCTCAAGTATTTCCAATTAAAATCTTAATTCTTCTTGTTTTGGTGGTGTAGGAATAGATGGCCCTGTCATGTCTGGCAATCTTTTATCTAATACGTTTGGTAATAAATCTTTTACCTCACCAATCATTTGGTTCATTATCTTAGCTTTAAATTGTTCGCTACTAAGATATTTGTATGTAAAAAAACCACCGCCTAGTATTCCCAAAACTAAGACAGTAGTTAAAATTGTTAAAGCATCAAGGATTTTTCTCATGGTAAAACTGGCCGTAATAAAAGCACTAGCATTTAGTAGTGTACTTTGTTTTATATTAATATTAACCTTATCTCCTCTTTACGTCACTATGAGTTTAGTGACTAGACAATTACACGGAAAAATAAATAACAATTAAGTAGAACCATTATATGTACCACTTCCACCTATAGCTGCTGAAATTGAATTAGATGTAGTTGCTACGGCAGCACCAGCAGTACCATTAGAACCACGAGCACCTCCAGATTTAAAGTATATACCACTATCGTTAGAGTTTGCACCGTCTCCACCACCAGAAGCATTTTGTCCTAATTGACCACCGTTTCCACCACTTCCACCTGCGTTGTTATAAGGGTTAGGATAGTTTTGACCTTGCCAGGTAACAAGACCACCATTTGCACCAGCAGCACCATTACTTTGGCTTTGGTTCCAACCAGCACCGTTGCCACCTGCTCCACCGTTACCACCAGTATGACAGAAGAAGAAGTTCATATCAGAAGCACCACCGCCTCCACCTGCTCCTCCTCCACCACCACCAGAAATAGTGCCGTTGTTTGTTACAGTAACATTTGCATTGCCAACTAATATTGCGTGTCCACCGTTACCACCATTACCGCCATTGCCTCCGTTAGTAACATAAGGTTGATTATTATTGCAACCTCCACCACTACCGCCATAACCACCAGATCCACCTGTACCAGTAACAGTTCCAGCAACAAGAATAGTTAATGTTCCTCCCATTCCAGAATTTACAGTTATAGCTGGTGTACCACCTGTACCACCTACATTAACTCCACTAGGTACGCTATATACTTTCGGTGTAGATGCTCCCCAGTTAGATCCAAATACACTATTAAGATTAATATTAGTCTGGTTATTGCTTGCAGTTTCAGTAATTTGATTAGCAGCACTATAAAATTGACTCATAGAAATAGTGCCACTTGAAGGCACGTTGGGTGCTCCTCCTGATGTTACCCCTGCACTACCTCCAGCATAAAACTCAGAAAGAGAATGAGGTTGAGAATCACCAAATTCAGAAGCAATTTGTGCGAGAGTTATTGTTCCAGAACTTTGTAATGCCATTATTAACCTCCTTTAAGTGCTTCTATTTCACTTCTTAATTCTTGTATAGATGCAGTAAAGCTATTTAAAATAGTATTATATTGCTCTTGCTGTTCATTAATTGCGTTTATTAATACACCTACTATTCTTCCGTAATCAACTGATTTAATATCTTTACCGTCAACTGTTTGTGTAACTACAACTTCTGGTATTACTTTTTCTACTTCTTGTGCAACAACACCAATATCTGCTTTATCATTTTCTATCCATTTATAAGAAACACCACGCAATTTACCGCAAATGCTAAGAGCATTATTAATAGTGCTTATATCCTTTTTCAGAGATTCGTCAGAGTAAGCTGTTACGTTACCACTAGCGGTCATATCTCCAGTTACGCTAACTCCACCACTTGTAGTTTCAAACCGTTTACTGTTGTTATGATATATTTCTACTGCCCCTCCACCAATAATCTTTATACCATCGTTTCCACCTTGAGGATTTAGAAAAATATCATCAGCAGATAATAGTTGTATATCTTCACCAGAACCTAATGTCCTTATAACTAAACTCCCAGCACCATCATGGTCTATACGAGAACTTCCATCGTGAAAAATTTGTAAATCAGAGTTAGTACCAAATATAGCTTTTACATTATCGTTATGTATTACATTTCCAGTTAAAGTACCACCAGCCAAAGGTAACTTAGTTGCTATTGAGTTTGTAACTGTTGTTGAAAAGTTAGCGTCATCACCAAGTGCAGCAGCTAATTCATTTAATGTATTTAATGTGCTAGGGCTAGAGTCAACTAGGTTAGATATTGCTGTATCTGTATAAGCTGTTGTCGCCACCTTTGTCGAATTATCCGAGGCAGATTGCGTTGTTGCTGTTACTCCGTTAGTTAATACACCAGAGCTAGAAGTTAAGCCACCAAACAAAGTATTTCTTGCATTAATATCAACTCCGTCTACAGTTCCCGATACTGTTATATCTCCTGTTACATCTAATCCTGAGTTGCAATCTACGTTTCCAGCAAAATCTATTTGACCATCTGAAGCAACAGTTATATCGGCCCTATTATCATCTTCATTATATACTAGAAAATTACCATTCTGGTTATAAATAGAAAAGTCATCTTCACTGTCAGTATCATCCAAATGTATTCTTGGGCTTGTGGTTTCAATATTTATTTGTCCATTAAGAGTTATGTTTTGACTACCAAAGTTGGGAGAAATTTTTGTTCCCTGTATAGCAGCAGATGCGTTAATGTCTGCGTTGTCTATTGTACCTGCTGGTAAATTAGACATATCTTCTCTTAACATTTCATGCCCACCAACAGTTGAGCCGTCATGTACAACTAATGTATCTTTAGTTGTGTCTACAGTTACTTCACCTTCTGCTCCAGTAAAGCTTCCGTGATCTGAGGTTGATCCTCTTCTTAGTTTTAATAGTTTAGCCATTTAAATAGTACCAAAATCGAGTTGTAAATTGGCACCATTTATAGTGCCTATGTTTGTCAGGTCGTTGTTTTGACCATCCAAATCTCCTCCGAGTTGAGGAGTCGTGTCATCAACAACGTTAGCTATACCCGAATTAGCAGTAATAGCTATCCAAGCACTACCGTTGTAATTTTTTAAAACATTGTTACTTGTATCAAACCAAAGATCACCAGAGCTTGGGCTATTAGGAGCATTATTTGAAATTGAATAAACATTTACAAATGTATTTACATTATTAATACTTCCGCTAACTGTATTAACGTTTGCTATTGAACCAGCTACTGTATTAATATTTGTTGAGTTAGTTGCAACAGTAGTAATATTTGTAGCGTTGCTAACGGCAGCGTTAATATTACTTGCGTTACTGACGGCTGCATTAATGTTAGATGCATTAGATTGTACAGCGTTAATATTTGATGAGTTATTAGCTACTGCAACTATATTGGTAACATTATCAGATACTGTTTTTAATGGATCATCTTTAACAGTTATGGTGTTACCCATGCCACTATGTTGTGTGCAATAATATGCAAATGTAGTTGGTTGTGTTTCTGGTACAACTAATTGTACTTTTGCACCTGCTTGACCTTGTGTTCCAGTAACAGTAACTCCAGTATTGTATGCACTACCGCCACTAGAAAAACGCAATGGATGTGTAGCGTTAGAGGCATCACTTACATCAAATGTATATGTCCAACCTTTATATAAAGTTAATGCAGGTTTATCAACACCATCAATTATAAATTTACCTGTAGCTGCTGTAACTGTTAATGTTATTTCATCTTCTAATGCATCAGCAACTATATCTAGTGAACCGTTTGAAGAACCTGTAGCAACCGCATCAGTTATTAAACCTAAATCTTCTGCATAAGTTATTGCACCAGAAACAATAGATATATCGTCTAATACACTTTGTGCTGGGGTTATAATGTTCCAATTTGTGCCATCCCATACTCTTAAGTTGTCATTAGAATTATCAAACCATAAATCACCTTCTTGCAATTGTGAATTATCTGCTCGGTATTGTGGTGGATTATTTGATATTTGATATATATCTGCAAAATTATTTATATCAACTACGTTTGCACCTGCTGCTGCAACATTAGTAATATTGCTTGCAACTGTGTTTACACTTGCTATAGAACCAGCGGTTGTATTGACATTACTTATACTTCCAGCAGTTGTATTAACATTTGCAATATCGTTAGCAACAGTAGTTACATTTGCATTGTTAGTAGCAACTGTTGTTACGTTATTATTATTTTGAGCTACAGTTGTAACATTAGCATTATTATTTGCAACAGTAGTTACATCATTTGATATTCCAGCAACTGTTCCTATATCTGCTTGATCGTTTGCAACCGTAGTAACATTAGACGCAATGCCAGCAACAGTTGATACGTTAGCACTAATACCTGCAACAGTATTTATGTTTGATGCATTACTTACAGCAGAATTTATATTACTTGCATTTGATACTGCACTATTTATATTAGTTTCGTTATTAGCTACTGCGTTAACGTTTGCAATATTATTTCCAACAGCATTAACGTTAGTAATAGAACCAGCAACAATATTTGTATTAGTTAAATTTGTACCAGTTATATTTAAATCTAACCATGTAGTATTACCAAGGTCATAAACCCTCATAATATTAGAGGTTGTATTAAAATATAAAGCTCCGTCTATTAACGCATTACCGTCATTGTCTAACGAAGGATTAGATTGTTTAGCACCTAAATATCTATCATCAAAAGAATCTAATGCAGTTTCCGCTGCTATTTGTGCTGCTTGTGCTGCATTTTTATATGTATTTGCGTTTGTTTCTGATGTAGATGCTGCTGACTCTGATGCTGCTGCTGCGTTTTCCGAAGATGCTGCTGCTGTTGCACTATTAGCTGCTGCCGTTGCAGAGTTTGCTGCTGCTGTAGCTGACGATGCTGCGTTGTTTGCAGATGTTGTGGCTGCTGCTGCGTCTACAATAAGATCCCAGTTTGCAGAATTAGTATTAGTTGTTAGTGGTTGTGAACCAGAAGATGTATGTGCTGTATTACAAAAGAAAATATTATTTGTTGATGTATCTTTAACAAGATCTCTAACAGCATAAGCAGTACTAGCTGCCCAATCACCACGGTATGTTCCAAGTTCTTTTAATATTTCAAATTCACCTAAATTATCAAAACCTAAAACTCTGTTTTTACGAGCGTTAGCATTTTCTGTAATTTCTAAACTACCAATAGTATTAGTTAATGAAAATTTTATAGATCTATTTAATTCGTCTTGTTGTTGTTGGTGTAAAATTGTTGCTTTATCTAATGCGTCATTAATTACTTCTGGATAAAAACCACCTTGGTTTGTAAGGTCTGTACCTTGCAATGGTTCTAAAGCAGAAGTAATAACAACTTGAAAACCACTTGGCAAATTAAAATCATTACCGCCTTGTTTTAAAGTAATACTTCCACCAGGATTACCATTTTGGTCATCGCTAAGTGTAACTATATAATCATTGCTTTCGCCAAGAGTTAATGTTGTTTCTATACTTGTTGCAGTTTCTAATTTTTTAACAAGAACATCAGCATCGGTAAAAACTTTAAATTGAAATGGATATATAGCAGTATTACCATTACCAACTAAATTACTTGTTTTTCTTGTAGTCGAATTTATTGTCATTAATTAGACATTCTTACTATCTTATTAAGATTAGCTTTAACTTATTGCTTTACGGTCACACCTCTAATCTCTGCCTTCACCTTTTTGACCAGACACTAAACCTCTAATTAAATCAATTGGCCCTCTTGGAACCCATCTGCCATCTTTAAGGTCATGTAATAAACCAATAGCTTTAGCAAAGGGATATGTAGGTACTTGACCTATTAAACCCATAAGAGTAATAATACTTCTTACTTCATTACCTTTTACTTCTTTATTAGGGTCAGCTAAATTTATAAAAAATCTTGTTGTTCCTTGCACAGTAGAATTTATTAATGATATTGATGGACTAATAGTTATACGATCATTGTATGGTTTGTCATCAAATAAATTAAAAGGCAACATTAAAAATGTACTGCCTGTAGGAATATAAGCTGATGCATATCGTGCATTTGAAAAAAATATAAATTCTAAAATTTCATCTAAATATCCATCTTCGTCTTCATCTACTAAACCACCGCTAAAAGCTTCTTGTATACCTTCAGAAACAATAGCAGGTAAAAATGTACCAAATAAAAACGCATAGAATATTTGACCACTAAATCTACTATTTTTAAATCCAAGTTCTTTAACTGTTTTTTTGTATCTTGTCGCATTTAAATTTGCTTGTGAATTGAAATAACTTGTAAATTGCACAACAGCTTTTACAAAAGGTGTATCAATTTGATAAGCAGCCACATCTTCTGGTAATAAACTATCTTGTGTTTTACGCACATTTGCATCTGCCTGTGCTATAGCTTCTACTTGTATTTCTTGTGGTGTCATAGTTTTTGGTGCATTAGCTGTTACTTGATTCCATGTTGCTATCCAAACTAAACTATCTACAAAATTTTGAAATGCTTGTTGTAAAAAATATCCGTTTCTTCTTGTAAAGTTTTGAATTTTTTGATATTTATTTGGATTAATAATTAAATCATTTAAGGTGTTTTGTATATCGAACATTTGATTAATTTGACGATCACGCATAAACGGTGACATTTCTGCTACTTCATCCATAGTTTCTATTGGATTACGCAAATATCTTCTAAATGCATCTGTCATATATTTTTTTTCTACGTTTAACATGGCAGGTATAGCACCAGTTACTTGTTGTGCAGCATTTTTAAAACTCATAAACATATAATTTATACTTGTATTTTTTGTAAAATATTCAATTAAATTACCAATTCCCATTCCATCTCTTTTAATAGATGTTCTTTGTGTTGCTGCATTTTCTAGCCAAGGCATAAGCATATTTTTATATGCAAATCTATCAATACGATTTAATTCAGACTTAAATTCTTTATCATTAAATAATTTTAATAAATCTGTAACAGCAGGTTGTACATAAGCAAAACGTAATGCATCGTCTAAATGTTTTGCTTGATCAAATAAACTTATAGATAATGGTCTATTTACTTCTGTTCTTGCTTTTGTAAAACCTCTAGGCACAGCAGGTACAGAATATCGCATTTCTTCTTTTACTTCTTCTAAAGTTAAATTTAAATTTAAATCTTCATTTAAAAGATAATCAGGCTTTGCAGGTACATAACCCCCTTCAAATGTTCCAAATCTATTAACAATAGGAGTTGTACCTACTTCTTTGAAGTAATATCCAAAAACATTTCTATGTGATTGTTGTATTAACGGTAATAATTCTTTGTTTAAATCAAATACTTTTTGTATAAATTCATAATCTTTTTTTGTTAAATAACCTTCATCTTGCATACGTTTTTCAAATGCATCCCATTTAGTGCTATCTAATGAACCATCTTCTCTTAAACTACCCCAACCTCTACCTACTAATAATTTTGTTTTGTTGCTTAAATTACCTGTATGCAACAACGCTCCTATAAGTTCAATTTTACCTCTACCTGTTTTGTCACCAAATAAATAAGGCTCATCAAATTCGTAAGCATTAATTTTATCTGATCCAAAATCTACTTCTTTAAGTAGTTCTAAATAACGTCCTGTATATTTTGGCCTTTCTGATCGCCATTTTGTAATTGGATCTTTTAATGTTCGCCATATGTATCTTGTAAATGGCCCTGCTACATCTCCTTCTTTTGTTGTAAATACACCGCCACCTAATAGGCCATCACCTCTTAAAATTCTTGGACTTGCAGCACTACCGTCTAATCTATCTGCCCAATGTTCAACACGATTAACTTTTGATTTTAAACCTTCTATAAATAATATTGCTTTTTGCAACATACCTGCTTCTTTTCCTTTACCTGCATTTATAGAAAGTCTGTCATCTTGTTCTCTCATAAGTGGCAATAATTCATCTTTTATAGCTTGTAGTTCTACTAATTTTTCACCAATTTTAAATTGTTTATCTCGTCTAGATTGATACCACAATGAATCCATGATTTCAGACAACGTATTAAAATCTCGATACGTCAAGTCTGATATATCTCTACCTGGTAATAATTTTGCTTCAGTTATTATTGGATCTAATTGCTTGTATAAATCTGGTGCATAATTTTTAAGTTTATCTACAAAAGTTGCACCTGCTTCTAACTCTGGGCCTAACCCAAACCTTGATAATATTTCTTGACCTGCGTTAACAAATTCAACTGTTCTAGATTCTTTTTCACCAACTTTTTTATCAGTATCTTTAAAAAACTTTTTAAAATCTTTTTCTGCTTTTATAAATTGTTTTTGTATTATTGCAGCTTCACGAGCAAGTTGGTTATGTAATAACTCTGCTTTTTTTGCTTGTATAATTTTTAAATTATCACCTTCTCGCATAGCTTTTTCCGCATCTTTAACTGCTCTTTTACTTGCACGAGCGTATTGTGTTGGCTTAATGTCACCAACTTTTTTGTCAGCTAATATATCTCTTGCAACTTGTCTAGCAGCAGCAACTTGAAAACGTACTGGCTGCATAGTCTTAGTTAAAAATTTAAATTCAATAGCTAAAAATCTAGCTCTTGCTTCGTTATGTAATGCTTCTTGTATTTGTAATTCACGTTGTTCTGGATCTGTTAAATTACTAAATTCATCTAACATACGTTGTTCTGTACGTTCAGTTACGACAGTTTTTATTGGTTCTAAATCTACTAAACCATTAACCATATCTATTGCAGTATCAAAACCAAACATTTCCGCAACCATTTGTACTGGTATACCGTTTTTACCAACCATTCCATTTTTACCTGTACCTAATTTTTTTATTTCAGATGCCATGTCATAAAACGGCATAAGGTTTTTTAAACTATCAATATCTATTTTGCTACTTTCTGCTGTTTTAAATTGATCATTTTTTTTATTATTCCATTCGCCAGTTTTTAAAAACTTTTGTAATTTATACAATGGTTCATTTTCTGCTTTAACAGTTTCCTCTGCCATAACTCTTTTACGAGTTTCTCTTGTTTCTCTGTTTTGTAATCTTTCTATTGTTTTACCTTTTCTACTAAGCCATTTAAGTTGACCCATACTTGCTTTAGTTAATGAATCTATAGCAGCATCCTGTGTTTCTTGTATAGCTTTTGTATATTCGTTCCATGTAGCATTATCCATACCACTTTGTTCCTGAGTTTCAAACATAGGTTTCATTGCGTATATTTGTTGCGATTGCAGTATTGCGTCCTCACTAGCTATCATGCGATCCATTACAGCCCTAACTTCATCAGTTAAAACAGGCAAATCTACACCATTTTCTTTTTTATATGTTTCATTTAATTCGCCAACAATAGATCTATAAACCTTGCGTACATAATCTCCAAACTTAATAAATATTTCTTGTAATCCAACACTAGGTGCTGCTTTTTTTTCTGTTAAATAAATTTCGTAGTTATATGCAAATGCTTCATGGTATTTTCTTTTTTCTTTTAATGACAATTTGCTCCATGCATCTGGACTTTCTACACCCCAAAAATCTAATAACGCATTAAAATCATTTTGTATTTCTGGTGTTGCTTGCCCTGTTAACACTAAATCTTCCATAACAGTTAACATAAAATGTGCTGTTTCATGGAAAAACGTAGATATATCTGCTTCTGTATTTAAAAATGCAGTTAATGTTTTAGGGTCAAAACCACCTCTTGCATCATCAAAACCACTAGGTACTTGTTGTTGAGAAAATATTTTACTTTGTTCTGCAAGATCTATAACATCTACACGAATAGATCCTCTAGGCTTTCCAACTGAGAGTCTGAAATCTCTCCGTCCATTTGGGAATTCATCATCGAGACTAAGTCGAGAAGGTTCGACTCTGATCCCAACTGCGGTATCACCGTAGCCAGTATCTGTGATAGCTCTGGTGGTAACGTAGACATCAGGTTCTCCAGCACTTCTAAGTTCACTGGACTTTCTGATTCTGTCTGCTGCTTGTTTGTTGGTGTGGTGGTAGACGGTAACTGTTCCGTCTTCGTTGAGGGGGAGTCCAGTTCTTTCATCAATTCTGGACTCAAGTTCGATTCGTCCTTGTCGATAATTTTCATTATCCTGTTGTATTCCATCTGGTCTTCTTTCTCCTGATTCATCAACTCTTGCTCTGTCAATGCTCTGGTTTTGAATTTCAAGGTCTACCTCCTGTAATGTGGATTGTATGTCAGTTTCTGATACACCAAATTTTTTTGCTAAACCTACAGCAGCATTAGCATAATCTGGTGCTTCGTCATCTACATAACCTTTAGTATCTTCTGCTTCTACTAGTTTAGCACTATCGTACAATCTTTTTTCGGGATACCATAGCAATGCTTGCAAGTCAGCCATTGTAAGGTCTGGATTATTTTGTTGCAATACATCTAATGCTTGATTAAATACTTTTCTTATAAATCTTCTTTCTGGAGCACCACTTGGTGCTTCTTTTTGACCATCTAAAAACTTTGTATAACTAATACCGTTTTTTCTTATTTCATCACCTATACCTATTCTTACTGAACCTTTTCTTGGTTTACCTAATATGTCAAATATTTTTTGTTCTGCATCTGGCTCGTCTTTTATATTAGCTATTTCAATCATTGTTTCTCTAGTTTTTGTATCAGTACTTGCGTTATCTATAGCAACAGCAACTTCATCTAAATTAGTCATTCTAATTTTTACACCAATAAGATCTTGTAATTTTTTTCTTTGTTTAGGACTTAGTGCTTTTAATAATGGTTTTAACTGATCACGTTTCATATTTGCTTGTTTACGTTGGTCTAAAACCAATGTTCCAGTTAAACGACCCCATGAACGTATTAGCCATCTATCCATAGTTAGTTGTTCAAAAAAACCATATAAGTTTGCAAAAAATCCATTTCCAATTTTTGGCCCCATTACCGCAGCACCATAAACAATTTCAGATTCATTTTCACCAGACACTTTATCGTTTGTGTAAGCTTTAACTTCTTTAACTGTGTGCTGAGTTTTCATAAACTCTTCTAAATTTGTAAATTCTTTTTCTCTAATTAATCTGTTAAACAATTTAAAGTTTGCATTTATTGCTTGTGCTGCCTTACCTATACCTATATTTGTAGGAAATTTGCCAGTTTGTTTGTAGTGTCTATATGCAATTTCTGCGAGTTCAAAGTTTTTATCTACTTTTATCATGTTAGAAGTATTTGCTAATGACCAAGTAAAAGCAAAATTAGCAACTGGATCTGTTGCTAGTTCTGGATGTATAAGTGATAATATTCTTTTTGCTTTAGTTACTTTTTCGTTATACCAACCAACAGCATTACTATTTTCAATTAATGCAAAATTTGCATCATCTATAACTGATTGCACTAAATATTTTTCGGTTTCTATTGAAGTATCATTTACATCTATACCTGCTTTTTTTGCAGCTTGTTTTACTCTTTCTTGTAATTCTATTTTAAATTGTCTATTAGTAGGAAATGGTTTACTTTTAGCAAATTCAAAACTATTTTCTAATTTATTAACTTGACTTACTGAATCTGGTACAGGCTTGCCTTGTTCTTGTGGCTTTGCTTTTTGTGTAAATATTTCACGTTCACTTTCTAATTCTTCAATTTGATTATTTAATTCATTAGTCTTTGTTTCCCAATTTAAATAATTTTGATATGCAGTTGTAGGATTACCTGACTCATCAAACCTTGCATTCTCTGGTGGCAATGGTGGTTGCGTGCCTAAATCTTTTAATTGCTGTTTAAAATTATTTATTTCTCTATTTACATTATTTATATTTTGCTGTGCAAGAACTTGTGTCTGTTCTGGCCCTACTACTTTATATGGATATTTTTGTACAAATTCATCAGGTGTTATTCCTAGCCTATCCGATTGTGTTATTACATAACTTTGATAAAAAGTAGATGCGTTAGTAGCGTCTTTAGGTCTAAATTTACCTGTATCTAATAACATTTTTTCAAAATCAGTTTTTATTTTGCCAACACTTTCTGTATATTTATTGGTTTTGTTTGTTTGTTTTTCTGTTATTTGTCTTGCTTCTTCGTATAGTTTTTGACGGTTAGTTTCAAAATATATGCTTTCTGCTTTACTAAAATCATCTTTATCCCAACGTATATGCTGTTTTAAAAATCCTTCAAATTTTGTACCTACAAGTTTAGCTGCATATTCACCTGTAGGTATAGCAATATCTTGACCAACCAATGCACCTGATTTATTTAATTCTTTTATTTGATTTGCTATATTAGGCGATACTTGTTCAATATCTTGCATAGTAATACCTTGTTGTTTCATACCTTCAACAAGAACTTGTGCATCTACATACGCAAATGGTTTACCTTTATCATTACCTAACTCTTGTGTTATATTTCCATATTCTGTAGCACTTCTTTTTTTTAAAACACTTGTTGAAGAATTAGTTGATAACTCATTTAAAAATACTTCATTTTCTTTTGCCTTTCGTACTTTTTGTATATCACCAATAAACACAGGGCCACTACCTGCTAAACCAACTAAAGCCATACCTTGCATACTTCTTATAAAAGTAGTTGTTAATCTATCTGCTATTTCTGCCCGACCACTTTCAGATGCAATTTTTAATTCTAAATCTGTATCGCTTAATGCTACTGCTAAATCACGACCTAAAACATTAGTAGCTTCTTGTGCTACTTCAGTTAATGATTCTGCCAACATATTATTTAAAAAATAATTTTTAGCAAAATTAGTTAATGTAGTTTTAACAGTAGGTTTTGCTAATTTTTTTGTTATTTGTTTGGTAGTTTCTTTTATTAATGCTTTTCTTATAGGAGCAGTTACTTGGCCTAAACCAACAAATTCTAAACCTGCATTTACTAAACCAACACCTGTAGCTATATTTTTAGAAGTTTGACTGTCTAACCCTTCTTCTAATAAATCAAGGTACATTGAACCGCCTTCTATGGCATAACTATCAAATGCCATTGAACCTAAAAATCCAACAATAAAACCACCTTTTGCTGTAAATATAGAACCTGGCCCTAACGCAGCACCTGCAATACCACTAGCAGCACCTGTATATAAACCTGTTTCTAATGCGTCTGGTAATGTTTGTGAATATTGCCCAATTATAGAAAAACCTTCCTCAAATATTCCAGTACCATCTTTTTCTATTTCTTCTAATCTTTTATTAATATCTGCTAATTCAAAATCTAAGTTTTCATCTGTATTGCCATATAATTTCATTGTACCTATTTTTCCTCTTCGTACATTTAATCTGCCTTTTTCCCAACCTTGTGCTACATTTTCTGGAATACTTTTAAAGTCATCAAATAATTTTTCTAGCCCTTGTAAATCACTTATGTTGTCATATGCAATTGCTGCAAACGTAGGGTCAGTTAATTTTCTATGTAATATAGGACTATATTTTGCAAGTTCTAAATCTTCTAATCTTTTCTGTTTATTTCTTTCTCGCATTAGTTTTATTGCTTCATCGCTATCTAAAGCAAAACTTTTATCTAAGCCTATTTCTTCTGCAAGTCTTAATCCTTCCCCTACCATTTCAGGGTCTTTTTTCATTACAGCTTGCAAATTAGCTTTTACTAAATTGTTTGCAGTTTGTTCTCTCCGTCTAGAAACTTCATCATATGGGTTGTAATCAGGTGCGTAACTAGAACCAATGTTTTGACTAGGAGCTAGTTCTAATATATCTTTTTCTTCTTTTTCTTTTTTTGCAATTTGATCGTAAATGTTAGTCATGTAATTAACCTGCCATCATTCCGTATGTTGGCCCTTTTATTTCACCAATACCTTGTGTAGTCTCAACTATAGAATCAGTTTTTGGCATCCCTGCATCTACCCAATACTCTGCAATTCTTTGTTGTGTTACAGGTAAACCTGTTTTTAAAATTGATTCTATAATTATTTTTTCTTGAGCATCTGGTATATCTTTCATAAAAATACGTTTACCGCCTACTTTGACATATACTTTTTTCTGGTCTTTAAGGTCAACTGCACTTATTGGTACTGGTCTAAATCTACCTTTACCTGCAAGAAATACTTTATCTGCTAAAATTCCTTGCAATAATGCTTCTTTTTGTTCGTAATTAGGCTTTACACCATTATCTTTTTCAAATTTAAATATTTCTTTTTTTAAAGCATCTTTTATATCTAAATAATCATCTCCTGGTTTACCTTTATTTTTTAACAAATCTACCTTAGTTTCAAATTTATAATTTGCTAAATTTTTGTCAAACATATCTTTATCAACAGATACGCTGCCACTAAGAGAACTGCCACTACCACTGCCACTTCCAGATTTTACACCTGCAACTTCTAACGCATATTCTTGGTATTTTTCTTCTGTCATTAAATACCTTAATGATTCTAAACTTTGATAATTTTTTGCTTTTTCATCAAAAATATTAATTTCTCCTGTTTCTATAGCAATAAGAGTGTTTCTATCATTTGATTTAGCATAACCTTTTTGTAAATTTTCTCGGTCTTCAAATTTTAATTTTTCCCAATCTTCTGCTTTTATATCTATCCAACCACCTGGTTTTGCGTACGCTATCTTTTCTAAAGGTTGTAAAACGTTTAATTTATAATTTTCTTCCGCAAATCCTGTTTGTTCAGTGTGTTTGTTTTTTAAAGCAGTTTCTACATATTCCAAAACAGTTTCGTCTTGTATATTATTTCTAGCTCGTTTTAATGCATCTTCTAAATTAAATACACCATCTTCACCTACACGAATTTGTGGTTGCTGTGTTTCTGCATATGTGTAATCTATTTTTGATACTACAAAATCTAAATCTTTATTTGCTATATCTAATTCATTACCTACTCCATATTTTTTAGTTAATTCTACTTTACCTATTGCCATTGTTTTTTCTATTAATTTTGAGTTTACTTCTGCTGCATAAACAGGATCAATTTTCATTTTTTCTTTGTCTATAACAAAACCTTCTTCTTTTAATAATGTAGTAGCTTTTGTAAATATACTATCTGCTTTTTCTACACCTAATTCTTTTGTTAAAAACAAATGAGTTGATCGATGTTCTGGCGGTAAAGAAACAGTAGCATCTGCTCTGTAAAATTTAGATGTATTCTGTAAATTTTCTAAATTTTTAAAAGTAATTTCTTTTCCATTTCCTTCTTGATAAGGTAATCCATTTTTATTATTTATATTGTTACTACTTTCTAATGACATAACTAAATTTATAGAACTTGTAGCATTACCATCATTAGTATTTAAATCTTTTGAACTAATAATACTCTCAACAATATCTTCACTGTTTTCTTTTTTTATAGCCAAAGTAACTGTCTTCATATGTTTATTAAGTTGAGCACTTGATATTGTGCCGTTTTTTTCATTCCAATCTAAATATTCTTTTACTTTGCGATATTCATTACCTTGCATTAATTTTTCTATTGCACTGTCATGTACTTCGTTTAAAAAACCATTTCTTATATTGATATATGATTCACTATCTTTTTCACTACCTTTAGAATCACCATCAAAATTTAAACCTTTTTGTTCAGCATAATTTTTAATTTTTACGTCTAATGCAACTAAATTTTTTACATATTCACTGTCTTGACCTAAATTAAAATCATCAACAGATAATGAGGCTTCTATAACTGTATTATTAATGTCTGCCAAAGCATTAGTGTTTGCATATTTAGTCTGTTCTGCTAAAGAGTGTTTACTCATTCTATTTGTTGAAGAATATAATGATGCTGCTGCTTTTTCGTTAAATATTGCTAATTGATTTTTATTTTCTGCTTTTCCAGCTATTTCTTCTTTTAATGCATTTAACTCGTTAATTTTTTGATCATATGCAAAAATTGGTTGCCCATCATCACCAGTGCCTACTTGAGCAACAGCATTTCCTTGTTCTAAAGTTAAATACGAATTTTCTATTTCTAATGCTCTTGTTTGATATTCGTTACTTAACTCTTTTGATTTTGCATCATCTTTTTCTAGTTGAATGGTTTTTGCTATCTGTGCAAACTGATTAAATGCTTTACTTGATCTTTGTATATCATCTGTCACTGTATCGTCCATAGGACGTACATCTGTAGCACTCATTTGTGGTGCTGACCCAACTCTTAATTGTTCAGTTGGTGTCATTTGAAAAGGTACTTTAGCCATAATTATGAAGTGCTTTGACCAAAGTATTTGTTTTTAATAACATCACCAACACCTGTCATTAACGTGCTGCTCATATTTAAAAACGGACTAACAGTAGATGCGTTTGCTAATGCCCCTGCTTGTGATACTCCTAACATTTGTCCTCTAATATCCATATTTACTTTACGCATTCTTGCTTCGTTCATTGCTTGTACTTTATTAGAATTCATTGTTATTTTGTCAACTTCTTTCATAATCTCTGCACTTGCAAAAACATTTGCTGTACTTCCGTAGCCTAAACTGCCACCTCTTGCAGCAGTAGATGCAGTTGCACTACCTTTACGTTGACCTGCTGCCATAGTTTTTATCATTGCTTGTCTATTCATTGCTCTACCTATTTGCCTAACTTGCGTGTCTAACATACGGCTATTAATTTTAGCCATATCTTTTTTATGTTCATAGCTAAGAGCCATACTTTTATATTTAAATTTTTCTGTTTCAGCAGCATAAAAATCTCTAACTAATCCTTGCACTGTGCCACCAATTGACATCACACCGCCAACTTTATTCCAATCTGTTGTCATAAGTTCAACAACTACTTATTTTTCTAATATACACATTATTTTTTATTATACGGTTACACTAACCGCCAATAGCAACTTCTAAAGTTAAACCTACAACTGTTAAAGGTAATGGGTCAGTTTGTCTTACAAATAATTGTGCTGTATCTTGCCAAGTAGGAGTCAACATAATTTTTATATCTTCTGTTTTTAAGTTAGGTGGTGACCCATAAGGCTCTGTTGTACGTTGTTTTGCTTCTACTAATTTATCTGGACTTGGCCCTGCAAAAATTCCAGAACTTTCTAAAACACGAACCCAAACATGATTTACGTTTTTTACACGACCTTGACCAAAAGCTTCTGCTTGTAATGCTAAAGGCAATGATTGCAAATCACTATTATATGGCAAACCTATATGAACAATACTAGATGCACGATCTAATGTGATAGTTCCATTATTTACAACTTTTTGTGGATGCACAGCACCGTCAGCTAATATGCTTACTTTTTTACCTTCTAGCCAAGTAATACCTGATATAACATTTCTAGCAACTTCATAGGTTGTCACGTTAGCATTAATTAAATCTGATGGTAAATTTCTATCTAATTTAACTGTTGCCACAGTTCTACTTGATGTAGATACAATATTGCATCTGTAATATTCTGTACCGCTTACTAAAACTATTGCATCACCAACATCATCTGAAGGTGCTGAAGAAAATGTAGTAATAAATTGCCAATTATTGGTTGTACCAGATGTGTGCGTAGGTTGTGAACCGCCAGCAGATATAGATCCTGTCGCTTGATATAGCCTATTTGCACTATTTACTACTTGATTTCCAGTTGTATAAGCAGCAGATACTTTCCATAATGGAGCGTTAAATAAATTATAATTAGCTGTTATTGTTACGCTTGCTCCTCTTAAATAAGTTGTACCGCCAGATATAGTTACGTTTTGATTTGTGTCTGTATTTGTACCGTTGTATGTTGCACCAGCATCAACAAAAAAACTTTCACGTTGTGTATTGTACAATCTTGTACCCATACGTTCTATATATTTTTTACTAGCACCATTAATAGTTCTTTTTATTACACAATAAACAACATCATCGTTACCTTCTGATACTGTAGCTACGCTTTCAAATTTACCGTCAGTATCATGTTGATGCCATGCACCTACACCCTGTTCTGGAACATATGTAAAACCTAATAATTTACCGCTACTACTTATCATCCAAACAATAGGTAAAGGTGCTTTGGCTAATGCCATATCTGTAATTAAAAAATTATCAAATAAATGCGGAGCACGCAGAGATAAATCACCTGTAATAAATCCATTAGCTTGCCAGTTGTAACCAAGTTCTCTTACATGACCGCCACGAGCAGAAGCATATACCATGCTGTTATTTACAATTACAGGTTGTGCATTATTAGCTCCAACATATGATTGTGGTTTTACTGATATAGACGTAGGTGTTATAGCGTCACTATTAACAGATGCTATTCGCCATTCTGCTGACCCTGTAAGAAGCAATAATTGTGTTAATGGAACTATGTGTCGTATAGTGTTTGCTTCACGAGCAGCAACTCTAAATTTAATTCTGTCATCATCTCGAATAGGAATACCAAAAGACATATTGCTTTCTGTTCCTGATTTAGTCATATAAATAGTTTGTGGATCATTATTTGTTCCAGCAAATACTCTTCGTTGTTCAAAATACGATACTGCACCTGGAAAATTATCAGCACCGCTAAATGGATTGTCATACAAAGGTGGAGTTCTAGAAAAATCTGGTGCAATATTTGCATCAACAATTGTTGTAGTATCTGTTTCACCTAAAAATCCAAAAACACCAGCTTGTTCTTTGTAAACTCTATATCTAGCAGCACCACTAACTGTGTTCCATGTAATAGTATTTTTTGCACCTGTTACATATATATTATTAGATACATTTTGTTGGCCTGATGCTGCACTTTCGTCTACCAAATTAGCTCCAATAGCAGTTACAACATATGTATGATCTTCGTATGTATCTGTATTTGCACTAGCTGAACTTGGTATATATGCTGCTACACTTAACCCTCCTGGTGCTGACAATGGACTACCAAAATTAATTTCTTTTAATTCCCATTTTGTTGCACTAAGTCTTCTCAATTCTCTAGGTGTGTGATTAGGATGCACAATTGTCATAACGTCAGCAGATTGCACATAATGTATATCAAACAATTCTGTTTCTAAATATGGTGATGGCACTTCGTATGTCATGTCAGATGGCAATGCATACCAATTTGTAGCGTTTGGTGGTGTGCTATTAGTATGTGCTGTTTTAGCGTAATAATTTACACCGTTATATAATGCTATATCTCCTACTACATAACTTGTGCCACTATTCCATGCAGTACCGTTGTTATAAATTAATGTTTGACCTTGTGTATGAAATCTAAAATATTGATCACCCATTTCTATAACCATTGTTTGTACTGTAGAAAAAGTAAAAGATAATAATCTTACTGCTTTTGTGCTGTCTTTAACTTCTTTTACAAATGCAAAACCAGATCTATTTTCTGCTGGCCCTTGTGGTTTAGCAATAAAATTAAGCATTGTTGCTGCACCTTGCTGATATTTACTATCGTCAATACGGCCAAACATTTCTGGTGATATTTCACCTCCAGAAAATGCTTTAGAAAATGTTCTGGTTGTTGGCATAGGTTATCTCCCAGATGTCCAAGGAACTATATGTTCTACCGTAATATCTCTTTGTAAATTGTCTCTTAATTTTGCTTGTTGTAAATAATTTTGCATCATTTGTGTAGAGCGTTTTGCTTCTGCCATACCTTGATCACCTTTTATTATTGGCCCTGCAAGCATTGACGCTAATTGCCATGACAAGGTAACAACAAACAAAGGTGAAAACAAAGATGCATCAGTAACAAATGCTTGATATCGCAACATTGCATTTTCTTGGTTTGTATAAATATATGATCCTTCTACTGCAAATTGTTGTGGTGAATATTGTCCAGCTACTATTGTTGGTGCATAGTTAGAAGTTATACCACCAGGGGTATCGCCAGCAGACATTCTTGTAGCATAATCATTTTGTGCTGACGGAGAAATAATTGCAACAGGAGACATCATATCCGCAGGTGCTACATATGCATAATCCCATTGATCAAGAGTATTAGTTGTTAATGCAAGATTGCCACGTTTAGATGCAAAATTCCATGTATGCATTTCAAGCAAAGTATTTCTTGCTATTGGATAAAAACGTGCAGCTTTTTCTGCTTGTGCAGATCCTTCTGGTGGATTAAGCGAAGCTATTGTTGCATCATCACCCAAATGAGCTAGGGCAAGGTTGCAAATATCTACTTCTGTTGCCATGTTATCTCCTAATAAAAGAGGAGGTCAGCAGTGTTACTACTAGCCCCCTGTAAGTTAAAAAAGAAGACTTATCCTATTTAGTAGCAGCAACTAATTGTGCAATAAGAGTATCTTTAGTCTGCCTTCTATCTAGTTCAATACCGATAGTACGGCCATAAACTTCAAGTTCTGCTTTAGTCATAAGCTCTAAATTAGTAGGTTGAACCTTAGATTCCACAGGTGTGTTTGTAGTAGACGCTACAGGTGTCTTAGGTTCTGGGCCACTAACAAGCTCAAGATGCTTGCATGACTCTCCGTTGTACTCAAATTCTTCGTCAGGTTCTCGCATTGATTGTCCAACGAAACATTTAATTTTTGCTCTGTAAATAGGCATAAGTCTTTGTTATTTTAAGCTACGGTAAAGCCAGATGCATAGTACTTCTGTCCATCGCCAATAGTTTCTACTACATCAGCAGTAACTTTACCTGCGTTCATAGTACCAGTTACAACGTATCTTGCACCTAAGTACCTTTTACCTTTGCTTGCAATCTGTGGATTGATAGCTACAACAATGTTCTTACCCAATGTAAGTGCTGCTGTAGCAATAGTTGCACTACTACCGATAACATCGTGACTAGACAAGTTAGCGTTAGCACTAGTAACAACCTCAAAAGTAAGGTTTGTACCGTTAGCAAAAGCTTCAGTTAAAGCAAAGTTCATGTATAAAGTTTTACCTTCACCAACATCTCTAGCTACACTTAAATCAATAGTGTTTGTAGAGTACGCAGTAGAAGTAACTGCTTGATCTTCGCTTACTCTGAGCAGTGAATCTGTAATCATTTTAGATCTCCTTTTTTAATAAAAATTAAACAACACGAGCTTCAGCATTGATCAAGGCATCTACTCTTCTTAGAGGAACACCTAAGAATGATAAATAGCTTTGTGCTGTACCAAACTGTTTTAATCCTTCTTGTATTGATAAAACATTTTGTGACTTATCAAGTGCAGCAATAGACATTCCAGAATGAACTGTTCTGTTCATATAGAATGCTGCTCTACCCATAGCCATGTTTGGTATTCTGTACAATGCTCTAGCCATCAATTTAATTAAATTAGTTGATGCAGCAGCAGTTTGTGTACCAGTACTTCCAAGCAAATCAGAAATGTCAATGTTGCAAATACGAACAACGTATCTCCAATCTTTAACAACCAAACCGTTTTTCCATTGGTAACGAGTAGCAAAAGCTTGTAGTCTTGTACCGTCACTGTTGTAAACAGTTTGCTCGCCTAGATCTTCGTGTGTTAAACCTGCTTTAGATCCTTTTGGAAAAGGACAATATACAGTGTTATCACCCCAAACAACTAGATATACAGAAGCGTTATCAGAACCTGATCCACCTGCATCAAGTATGTTTACTGCGTTATCTGCTGATAGATCGCCATATCTTGGTGCTAAACCTAAAAATTTCTTAGGATCTGTACCAGGGTTGCCGTAAAACATTGTTTCAGCTTGAGTCTGGTTCATTGCTTCTAAGAACGCAGTGTCTTCAGATAAACGGAACTGTGCAGTGTTACCATTTAACATTGCCAAGTCTTTGTCTACTTCAGAACGAGCTTCAAGAATTCCGCAAGCTTCGTCAATTTGTGCTGTTGTTGACTTGCTTGATGGAATACCTTGGTTTAGTGCTCTCCAATAAACACCAGGTAATCCTGTTCTAATAACTACACGTTCACCAGTAGGTAAATTACCTTCTTTAAACACGCAATCATCTAGTATTTCGTTGCTTTGTGATAATAATTCTGCAACGATTGGAACTCTACCGTCTGGGTCACTTCTTTTTGCCCAATCCGCTAGGGTTAAATTTGAGGTTGAGAGAGTAGCCATTAATTAACTCCTTATTTAATTTTGCTGATTAGAATATAGTGCGTTAGCTATGCCGTTAAAGTCTTGAGGAATGCTTGATCCACGAGGATTTGCACCTTCAGAACTACCTACATAACTGTCCTCACTAATTGCCTTACCTGCTTTGTACATAAATCTGATAATCTCAGGATGATTTCCAAAGCCTGTTTCTGCAAGCAACGACTTCAAAGAATCAGAACCAAAAGCATCTAGAGATTTTTTTGCAATTTCTAAATTAGCTGCTAAATTTTCACCGCCAAATTCTTTATCAGCTTGTGAATCAGCAGCCCAATCTAGTTTGACTTGCTCTAATACTTTTGCTTGTTTTGCCTGTATAACAGGTGCAACTTTATCTAAAACTTTTTGTGCAGCGTCTTGTGGCAGGTCAAGATCTTTAGCGACTTCACCGAATGCAGTAACTACTTCGGGGTCGAGTTCGGCAGAATCGTCAGTAATCTGTGTATTGAACTCGTATTTCTCAGGAGCACCTTCTGGTACTTCTGTTTCGCTAGTTTCACTTTCAACAGCGGATTCATCCGAATCTTGTTGTTCCTGTACACCTTCAGCTTGCTGCTCGGTGTCAGTAGTTGCTTCTGTTGTAGCTTCTACTGTTTGCTGCGTGTCGCCTTCATTGGGTTGTTCGGCTTCCGTCATCAGCATTTCTGACATTTTTTTGCTCCTTGATCATTGTCGGATACAGTTCTGGGCAGAGAGTGTGAACCAAGTTAAGGAGTTGCAAACCATAGTTTCTGTTACCTTCGCTAAATGACATTGCCATTGCGTTAGTGTTGAACGATGATCGAAATACACCTGCTTGTTCCAGAAGTCTCCAGACTAATCTGCGACCCCTCTTGCTGCTCATAAGCCATTTGATGTCCGCTTCCTCGTTCTGTCGGTCAATTCGTTCTGCGGACTTTTTATCGTCTTTAGTTTTCTGTTGACTTTTTAGATCGAGAGGATTGTAATCGCTCATGCTTAAATATATCGACTTATAACTGGTTTACGGTCACACCTAGTTCTGATTAGGATACATTTTTTTTGCAGTTTTTGCAGCATCTCTAAAATTTTTATCACTTGGTGCACCTTTTGCACCTTTTTTACGCATTTTTTCACCAGAACCTGCTTTAATTCTTTTGCGTTTTTTGTGTATGTTTTCGTATAAACTCATAATTAAAACATTGATGGATAAAGTTTTTTAAGTTTTTCTAATTCTTCTAATTGTTTTTTAGATGCCATACCTCCTTCTTTCATGGCTTCTAAGATTCCTACTTTATTCTTTATTTTTCTAGGAATAATTTTTTCTGAACCTTTAATTCCTAGTATTTGTCCTGTTTTGTCAGCCATTAGTTGCTACCTCCATAAAGTTTTTCAGCAAATATTTGTAATTTAGATTTGCTTTTGTTTTTCTTTTTGTTTGCTTCTTCTGCATTGTGTTGTTCTATCATTTTTTTGTACCGTACTTTGGCATCAGGTGATAGATTGTGTGATCCTTCCATAATTAACTCCCAGTTAAATAAGTACCTGTAGTAGGTTTAGTAACAGGCTGTGCTTTAGGTGGTGCAGATGCCTTATCTCCATACAATTCATCTGCTTGATCTATACTTCGATCAATAGGTTCGATTGCCATTGCACATATTTGTAACTCTACATTTTGTTCTACACCATCTTTTTCTTTACTTTCTCTAACTGTTTTTACATAAGCTTTTGCTTTTAACATCATTTCACTACCTGCTTCTGGCAGTTTTTCTATATTTAATTTTTCTAATTCTTCTTTACCTAGTGATATACACAAGCCATAACTATACATTGGCTCTTCGTACATCTCATTACTATCAATAGGCTGTGGGTCTTTTTTTAAATCAATTAAATCCATTTATACCTCCAATGGTGATGGTGAATTGTAACCACTAAATTGGTTCATAAGATCCATAGCATTACCTGAATCTACTTTACCAAGTTTTGCCATGTTATCTACAGCTTGTTGTTGTTGTTCTGCTTGTGCAGCAGCTTGCTGTGCTTGTGCTCTTTCTTGCCTAATTTTAGCCACTACTTGACCAGGAACGACTAATTCTGGACTAATACCTAACATATCAGCATAACTATCTGCCCATGCATCAGAATCAAATTTATCTAATACATCAGGTTTCATTTGTGCAATCATGCCCATAGTATTTGTATACCTATCAACACTATTTGTTCCAATAGCACGTTGTGCTTGTGCCAACATAGACACAAATTCAACATTTAATTCCATACCTTGCAACTCTTCTGGTGCTGGTGGTACTAAATTAGCTTCAATCATCCTGTTAAAAGTAATATCAACTAATGGATCTAGCAATTCGTTATGCAATCTTTCCAATACTGGCCCTAACATAAGCAGTTTTTCTTCGTGACGCTCTGCTACTTCTGTTGCAGTCATGCGTGTGTCAGTAGCATTAGCCAACATAAGGAACAAATCAGCATAAAAACTACCATTTATGCGTTGTCTTACGTCCTGTATGTCCATTAACAAGTGTTGTAAGTTTAGATTTACAGCAAATGCTGTCTCAATTTTGCCTTGTTGGCCATCAACAAACGTAACACCGCCAGGTAAACTGTCTACATCACGGTTTTTAAGGTAGCTAGGTACTTGTAATGGTGGTTTTGTTTGGTAATCAATGCTTTGTGCCTTGCGTAATTGTTCATGCTGCAATTGTTTTATGTCTCCTAACGACTCCATACCAGGTGAATTGCCATAAATATCGCCACCAGATATGCCCCATCTAGGTACAACAACAGGAAATTCTTTATATCCACTCTCTCTTAGTACTTTTTCGCCTTCTCCACCTTGTTCAAAGTAACAAGATTTGTATGCCATGTTCATATTGTCCTTCTTTTTAAAATCACGTTCTCTATCATCCCTTGGTTCTATCGCATGAATAATTGTTATCCATTGATCTAATGAACCTCTGTCGTACAAGTTTTTAACAGACGTTGAACATTTGTTATACCCAAACTCTCTAACTACTTCTCCTACTGTTTTTTGAAATTCTCTGTACAAAGTGTTGACTCTACCTTGGTAATCTGTAGCAATTGCATATTCTCCACAAGTTACAGGGTAATGATGTATAGCTGTTTTAGGATCAGGGAGGATAATAGAACCTGCTGTACCAAATGCTCCCAATTCTTCATACAATCCATGTAATGTTCTATATGTATTGGATTTTGTAAACACCAATTGCATACGCTCTGTAACATCATTTAGCCACAATTTTACAGGTGGATATTTGTTTAAATCTGGATCTACTGTTCCTAATCTAAACCAAGGTCTTGCAGGGGATGTTGCACCTGCCATCATGCCAGCACCAAGTGTTCTTAATGCTCTAGTACCAGTATTGTCGTATATAGAATTATGTCTTCTATGTCCTTTATTTCTATCTTGCGTAAAATAACGTCCGTTTCTTGGTAATAAATATGTAGTTACTTCTTGCCAATGTGACCACCAAGTAGCCCTTTCTGACCGTAGATGACCCCATCTTGTCAATAACTTAGCTCTTTTGGTTTTCTCCATTGATTAACCGCCTAATAAGGTATTCTTGCCAAGATTTAAGTCTTCTGTTGCTATACCTTGATTACCAGTAAGCATTGTACCTGCTGCACCACCTTTACCTGCTAATTTGCTTTCATCAGTAATAGCTCCAACATCAGCAGTTTGTCTATTTGCTTTGTTGTATTCCATGTCAGCACGGTCAGCTTCTGCTTTTGCTTGTTTTCTAGCATCTTCATTAGCTTGCCTTTGCAAATTAAGTTGCTTTCTTTGTTGCTTTTTCTGTTGTTCACCCTGGTAAATTGAATAACCAGTTGCTGCAACTGTTGCAATAGCTGTTGTAACTACCATTTTTTTTAGATCTCCTTAGAAAACATGATTTCTTGTACACCATATTTAAGTTTAGGTAATATTGCAGCTAAAGTGGTGTTTTCTTTTGCGTGCCATACCATTAATTTGCATCCAAGTGACGCAGCATGGGTTTCAGTTTCCCTAATCAATCGCAAACCAAGTCTGCCACCCCGATGTTCTTTGCTGATAAACAACAAATCATTCTGGGCAACTTTAAGGTCAACATAATGTAAATGATTAGTTATGAAGTTAACAGAATAGCCAATTAACTTATCATCTTGCCTAGCTGACAAAATAAATAATGTACCCATCTCTTCAGATTTACGGTACGTTACCTCGTCTGGCTTAAGCACCATAACGTGTTTGTTGCGTGCAATTTCATCGTAATGCTCGTCAAACAATGTCTGGGCTTCAGCTAACATTTCGTCAACTGTGGCAAGTTTGATTTCCGTTTTGGATACCCTACTTTTGTTTACAGTAGCTGTATTATCTGGAGTTACGGTCACACTTGTCATAAGATTTTTTTTGTTACACAATCAAATATTATATGTACTCTGTCTGTCATGCCAACATTGTGTGCTGTGTGTTGTTTTTTATGGTTAAACCACCAAACCTCGCCTACTTCAAACTTTTGTTCTTGATCTCCGCAAGTTTGGCTACACCATTGGTTAGATTTAAGTACAAGATGAAATCTGCTGTAGTGATCCGCATATGTTCCCTGGTCATTATGTTTAGTTACATGACCACTAGGTTTTAGATTAACAATAAGCACTCTGCCCATGTCTTCAACTCCTAATTGTTTAAGTATTGGTTGCATCAATGGCACTAATGCAGGTGCTAAATAATCCATGCACGGATAGTCATATGATCCTGTATCCCATAAAACGTAATATGCACTCATTTTTAGTGGCCCTCTAACGTATATCGACTCTGTGTCTTTATGTGGTGAGCCTGTAAACTTTTGTCGTGCTGTTATTTCTGTCCATAACTCAGGCTTGGCATCCAATAATTTAAGCAATGGTTTTACATCTAGACCTTTTGCTATACGAACAAAGTTAGATTCTTGTGTATGGGTCATAATCTTTTTTTTGTGTAGCCACTTTACGTCTTTTAATGTATATATCTTCCATTTCTTTTTTAGCTACTGGTAATGCAAAAGTTAATGCTAGTGCATCCGCTAAATCTGGTGACCCTGCTCCCTGCAATCTCTTCTTTATTTGATCTTTACTTTCCAATACTCGTCTACCTACATTGTCGTAC